ATCAGCATAACCACCTTTAGATGTTTTGTTAAGACGGAAGTCTACACCAGCAGTATAATCTGTTGGTAATTCTTCCATATCCGGATCCATAAGCGCCTGCTTAATAATCTGGAAAATCTGTGGACCAATAATAAAACGTCTAATTGGATTTTCTGGAGTAGTATCTTCTGCTAATGTACTTTCAGCTACAAAACCTTGGAAAACGTATGAACGTTTCTTCCAATACTTACGACCCATATCTTCTAATGATGGATCTTTAAACCAACCACGTACTTCGTTAAGAATAGTACATGTTTCGCCATACATTTCCATACATGGAACTTGTACTTGTACAGGCTTACTGCCTGGTTCACCTTTAATGCTTGGAAAAGGTAATTTGATCATAAGTCTTTCTGTCCAGAAAAACGTATTATCTGCGTTACCATCAGGAAGGAAACGGAGTGTTGCACTCTGTCCTTCTTGCATATTCCAAAATGGGTAAATTGCGTTGTCGCCGCCGCCACTGCGTTGTCCGCCAGTGTTCGTTTCTTGAGATTTCAGTTTTGCTCTGATTTCTGCTAATGATGCCATAATAAATGCCTCCTATGTAATTGCCTTATAGCCTTTGTGCCTTAGTTTGTTAGTAGCACAGTTATTATTATATACTAAACTGCTAACAATGTCAAGTCTTTTTTTAAAGAAAAAGAAATAAAACTTATAACAGGACTATTATAGCCCTGCTAATTTGTAAAGATCGTTTTGACTAACGTCTAATTTTGTGTTCGAAGCAGGTCTTTCGCTCTCGCCTATGCCTGCCGCTCTTTTCATTGCTTCAATATCTGCTGTTACAGCCAGTGTAATCTTCTCTGGCTCATGCTCTGCTTCCATCTCTTGTACTGCTGGACCAGTCATTACTGATTCATACTTACTAAGTATTTTTTCAATAAATTGCTTTGCTGGCTCAATATACTGCTCACCATAGTCTTTTTCAACCATAGTTAGTACTGCTGTTTCACCTTTTGGAAATGATCCTTCTTCTCTATCAAACAATGATAAAATCTTTTCTGGTAACGGTATGTTTTGGTCTTTTTCAAGTGTAATATCATCTTCGTCACTATCTGGATGATCTATTTTATCACCTTTTTTCTTACCGTCCATTTTTGCTTTACGTACTGCGTGTGCGTATGCATTACCTTCATCTGTTTCGTCTTCGTCGCCATCTTCTTTATCATCGATTGCTTTTTTCATTGGCTCTTCTTTGTCGCCATCGCCATCCATATCTAAAAAGTCTGGTTTTGCTTTTTCGCTAAACTGACCCATCATTTCATCAAAGCCTGCATCAATGTCTGCTTCTGATGGAATTGCTGATTCATCTTTTGTAGTCTTATCGTTATAGCGTTTGTCGCCTGCTTTCATTCTTTTGTATGCAGGAGTATTCATTTTCTTATCTGCGTCAGTAACATCCATTTTATCTGTCCCGTTATCTTGTTTGTCGTCATCTGCTTCACCTAAAAGTTCTTCAGGTCCTAATTCTTTAATTGCATTTGCTTCACTTACTAATTTATAAATGTATGGGAACACACTTTTTAGTTCTTCATTGAACTGTTTAATAGTAAGTTGTGCAGTCCAATCAGTTGCTACATCTTCTGGTACTTCTTCAAGTACAACACTTGTAAAGTTTGTTGTTGCTTCTGTGTAGTGTGATTTGTTTTGAAGTTTTGCTACTGTACTCTTAACTGCTTCGAGACGCTCGTTAACAACATCCATATATCCTGCAAGACCTTCAGCCATGACACTGCTTCTTGACATATATGTTTTGAACTTACGTAGTTTATTCATTTCTTCTGATAACCCAACAATGTGTTTACCAAAGTCATCGTACATGTTGCCACCTTCTGCTACATGTCTTGCCATTGCTCTTGCACCGTTTAAATGTTTGTATGGATATTTAAAACGTTCGCCGTTTGCACTTTCAATGTAAATGCTTCCAATCTTCTGTGATCGTCCGCCTGCTAATTCTTGGTTAATGCTTTCACTGTGCTTCACACAAATTCTTGCATCTGATATATTCTGGTAACTAGTTTTACTAGTTCCGTACATTGTTGATTCTGTCATGGTGTTATCTCCGTTCTTATTAGATAAGAATTTGTAATCTCTCTTTTCTAAGTTTGACTTTTGTATGTCTCTTACTTCAAAATTTAACATTCTCTTTTTAGCAAATACTCTCATTTCTTTTAAAAAATCGTACCATTCTTTCTTCCTTGTATCGTTTTCAGAAAAAAGTTTCTCACTGTACATTACTACAATACTATCTTCATCTAAACTAACACTTACTTTGCCGCCCTGATCGCCGTATACAAAGTCGTAGAAGCGAGAATCGCCAGGTACATTTGTAACTGTACCTTCTTGATTTCCGATTTGAATGTTTTTAAATCTACCACGTAGTTTAGAAAACAGTTCTTCGCCAATTTTATTTAAGTCTTTCATGTTAATATTTATCAATAATTGTTACTAACGAAGATTGGCATTGGCTCTATATAATCTCCGTGCTGGTCTGATTGATTGAAGGTATCATAGATTCTTGGATCCCAATCTTTCAATACATCCATCATTCTTAGTGCTAGTAGCGTTGCACTAATCAAATCGTCTGTTTGACCTAGTTTTGCATTATAACTTGAGCCTGTTGCTACAAAGTTTTTGAGTTCTGATATAAAAGGTTTGCTGTGTAGAATCATTTTATCGTTTTCAACCATGGTCTTTAGTCGACTACATGCTGTTACTTTAGAGCCATGTGTAGTATTAAATCCTTTGCGGAACTTACGTACATGTCCTTTTCTAATAGGTTCACTTACAAATAGTCCAGGTATATTCTCCTCACCAAAGTCATTAATAACAATAAGTGCGGCTTCGCCTAATCCGTTGTTTTCAACACTCCAATAGATTGTACTTGCATCGCCAGTTTCTTTTTCAATATGCTTACATATATCTGTCATTATTCTTATTTGTGCTGGAATAGCAGTTTGATTATGTTGCCATTCTGCTACCTGTTCATAACTAGGTAATTCAAATACTTGAATAGCCGCATTGTCTCCACCTGTACCCATACTAGGATCAAGTGCTACAGCATATGTAAACCCTGGACTAGGTTTTTTATACCAACGTGTTTGCCCCATATTAATAATAGGATTGTCACCTTCAAGTGCGGCTAACTTAATTGAGTTAATTAATGTTTCGTCATATACTAAAAATTCACAATCGTATTCACGTTTAAATCTTTCTTCACCAATACGTCCTAGTTCTTCATCTTTCCATTTATCATCTCTGTCAGGATGCTCTTGCCAGTAACTACGGAAACTATGAAATCCATTACGTCCTAATTCGTTTTCATTTCCGTGTTCGTCAAACTTATCTTCTGCCTGTTTCCATATAGTAGCAAAAGTATCTTCATCACTGTTAGGTGTGCTTGTAAGAATAGCACGACCACCTGTTGCTAGTGTAGGTGATATTGATGTCCAAAAGTCTGTGGCAACATTAGGCATAACAAATGCAAACTCATCGCAGTATAATAATGATATGGACATACCACGTCCTGTGTTTCCTGTTGTTGTGGCACTTACAATACGTGAACCGTTTTCAAATTCAATTGAGCCTTTGTTATAGTTTGTAACTCCTGCTCTAATATGATCAGCACACATTTCATATCCATATCTAATACGTTGCATAATTTCTTGTGCACCAGTATACTTGTGTGCGGCAATTAGAATAGTTTGATCAGGAACAAACATTGCATACCATAACAAATAAATTGCGGCACATGTTGTTTTGCCAGTTTGTCTAGGCAACATATTAATATTAAATCTATAATCGTGATAACTTTGGAGCAATCGTGTTTGATATTCAAATGGATCAAACAAAAGTTTACCTTTAACAGGATGCTGTATGTATGCAAAGTTACGAGCAAAGTAGTCATAACCAAATTTAGTGTCGCTACATTTAAGTAACTGTTCCACTTGATCATTCGTAAATGCTTCTCGTTTATTGGCTTTCTTAATTAAGACGCCGTCTAGTGATTTGCTCATAGTAATATTTACCGAAAAAAATAGGACCCGAAGGTCCTATTGAATAGTTGGGGGGATTAGCCGCAGTGTGCCGCGAATAGTTTTTCGAATTGACCTTTACCGCAACCGTATCCGTCTTGTACTTTTTGGAACATTTCTGTTTTAGTACAGCCGCTTGCCATAAGTTTTTTCATTTCGCCTACACATCCTGATTCGTCAAAGTCATCTTCTTCTGCTTCAACTACTTCATCTGTTTCTGCCATTTTAGACATAAGTGCATCACGTAATGCTGATTGTAATTCTTCTACAGCCATTGCATTATCGCCGTCTTGAGCGGCCGCATATGCTTTCTTCTCACGGTTAATACCGCCTGATAAATCTTTAGTCATATAGTTATGATCTTTATAATCTTCTTCTGGTGAGTTGTCGTAGCCTGCTTCTTCTACGTCATCTTCCATATCCATGCCCATAATAGCATCTTTGTCATCACCTTTGTCCATGCCTGGCATATCTGGTGGTCCGTCCATTCCGTCCATGTCAATTGGTGGTGCCATTTTAACTAGGTCACGCATCT